CGATTTTAGCGCATCCATTGAGGGCGTTATCATTGCAGGTAAATACGTTCGTGCGGCGATAGATGCTCACACTAAAGTGACCCCTAAAGATGGGCGGTGGACTGGCAGTAAAATCCTAGGCTATGACGTAGCGGACGATGGCGGTGACACCAATGCTAATTGCGTGATGAATGGCAGCGTTTGTACATTCATCGAGGAATGGCACGCAGACGAGGACGAGCTTACCAAATCCACCGCACGCACTAGAGACAACGCTATATCGCATCGTTGCAAAAACATCGGCTATGACTCGATAGGTATAGGTGCTGGCGTAGGGGCTATACTTAACAATATGGGCTGGAATGAGCATTATAAATTCAACGCTGGTGAAACCGTGTTTGACCCCGATGGCGAGTACACGGAAGATAAGCTAAACAAGGAGCATTTCTCCAACCTTAAGGCGCAGAGCTGGTGGCTGGTGGCATCCAAGTTCAGGAATACGTATCGAGCGATAAACGAGGGCGTAGAGTTTGATGCTTGCGAGATGATAAGCATCTCAAGTAACATCCCAGCCAAGCAAAGGGAAAAGCTTATCAAAGAGCTATCCACGCCCTTAATGACGTATGACAGCAAATACCGTGTCAAAGTCGAGGGCAAGAAGGAGCTAAAGAAGCGACAAGTTAAGTCACCTAACCTTGCAGACGCTTTTATCATAGCGTGTGTAGGCAGCATGTTAGTTAAGCCCACAATGGGCGATATTATATAAGGAAACGGTATGGGGCTGGCAATAGGGAAAACATACACCGTCAAAGGTGTCGGTACGTTTAAGGTTCAGAAGGCAACGGCTAAAGGCAAAGCAAAGAGCGCAGTTCTGATTGAAAACGGCAAGGAAACCAAGCGGATCAATTTTGGCGACCCGAACATGTCAAACGCTCCCGGGAGTAAGCGAGGCGACAACTATTGTTCACGCAGTCGAAGCCTAAACAGCCACGGCTTCAATGCAAACACCTTGAGTCGATTGGACTGGAACTGTAAAGGCTCGAAGTCTACCGATGAGGCGCAGGATAGCCTGTTCAGCGACTACAGGAAAAACTTTGACGATGGGTTAATGTATGATTGTGCTGGTGGCTTGGTTGCGTCATGGGATAGTGCGTTATCCATCATTGAAGCAGGCGAATGCTTTGAGATAAGCCATAGCGACTAATCATTTTATAAGAGCTACTTTTTAAAAGAATGATTTTCATAAGTAGCTGCTTAATAAATATGCTAAATTTAATAAAAAACAGAGATTAAACATGGCGACAGAAACAGGAGAAACCCAGCGGACAGTTGACGGCTTAGAGAATGTCGCCACAGGTCTGGGTAGCAAGAACGACAAGTCGATATATCGCAAATGGACAATGCCGTTTCTGGCTAACAACCATATAGAACTAGAGTCCTGCTATCTGGGAAACTGGATTGCGACTAAAATCGTTGACCTTCCTGCCGAGGATTCGTGCGCTGGTTGGCGTGTCATTAAGTCCAGCAAAGCTGAGGACATAGCGAGGCACGAGCTAGAGATAGGCTATCGTCACACAGTGCAAGAGGCGTTGCAGTGGTCGCTATTATACGGCGGAGCTGGCATTCTCATGTTGACAGGTCAAGACCTAGAGAAGCCATTTAACCCTGCCAAGGTCAAAAAGGGCGTACTTCAATCCAGTATCGGCGGTTTGAGGGCGTTTGACAGATATGATTTATCGGGACAAGAGTTTAATATCTATGACGTGCTAGCGCCTAACTATATGGAGCCGACCTATTACGTTTTGCGAGGCGGAACGACACGCATCCATTACAGTCACGTTGTGCGGTTTAAGGGTAAGAACTTGCCTAAACGCTATATCCAGCACACCGAGGGATGGGGCGACAGTTATCTAAGGCGAGTGCTAGAGGATATAGCCGATATTGTCGAAGCTCAGGGCGGTGTGGCGTCACTTATGAAAGAGGCCAATGTCGATGTTTTTCGTGCGGAAGGTTTATTCAAACAGCTATCCACCAACCAAGATTCCGCCATCATTAACCGCTATCAGCTGTTAAACATCCTTAAGTCATCAATGCAAGCCATCGTGTTAGACAAAAACGAAGAATACGACCGCAAAACACTCCAGTTAAGCGGTGTTGCGGACGTGATAGATAACTTTATGACGTGGATTTCAGGCGCATCAGGCATCCCGACCACCAAACTATTCGGCACGGCAGCCAAAGGATTGGGGGCGACTGGCGAGGGCGACATGAGAAACTATTACGACATGTTGCATGGCATCCAGAACAACACAATTAGCCCTGCCCTCCGCACTCTCGATGAGGTGCTTTGTCGTTCGGCGATAGGCTCATACCCTACCGACTTTGATTACCAATGGAATCCGCTCGAGAAAGAGAACCAACTCCAAAGGGCGCAGATAAGAAAGCTGGATAGCGAGCGACATATATCCTACTTAGACGCAGGTGTTGTTAATCCTGCTCAGGTGCAGCGAGAGCTACAGGCTAACGAGGTTTATCAGTTTGATGATGATGCCATTGAAAAGGTGGAGCAGCATTACGATGACCCTTTGACCTTGCTTGACAAAGAGCAAGTGAGCGAAGAAGAACAGTCCAACTACGAAAAGAATTTAATCGATGATGAAC